ATAGCAGCTTTAACTCTAAAGTCAGAAACAGTTTCTTTGCTCAAGCCTGACACTCTCATAAGAACAGTTTGGAGGAAGGAAGAGTCATCTGATGAAACTTTAAATGTCACTTTAGCATATAAAAATATATTAGGTTGTATAAGATCCAACATCAATTGACCATATTTCTTAAAAAGCTTCATCATCAATAAAACATGTCCTGCATGTAATGTTGAACTATTCTGATGAAAAATTCCTTGCATCATATTTGTCAGATTCTTCAAGAAAACCATAAATGCATTTATCAATCTATGAGCTTTTTCGTCTCCTCTAAATTCATCTTTCATTCTATTAACTACTGCAGACATTGATCTAATGGTTATTTTAGCTGCATCAATAAAATCTTCCAACATACTTTTAGGTAATTCTAATCTCTTGTTAGCTGCAAGATTATATATTCTACACATGCAATTGAATATCTTTTCCTGGAATTCATCTTCTTGGTCCAAAATGCCATAAAACAGACAAGCAAAAAGAGGCATAGTAAATTTCTGACACCAAGTTGTTTTATCAAGTGAGTCAGCAGAAGTTAAATCTACATCATAATTCTTAGACCTTTTAAGTTCTTCAACATCAGCATAGTGTTCTTCTGACCTTTTAACTTTTTCAGTTCCTTTAGTTAGCATTTCCCAAGGTAATTCAGTGTTTATCATTCGACAGATAGTTTCAACAAATAATATTACCAGTCTAGATAGAATATCTAAAACAAAAATTTCTCTAGGACCTGTTATCTGTTGTTTTTTGAATAAATTTGCATGAATTCCACCTAAGTCAATATTCTCATCTTCAGCCTTTGCAGATTCATATTTAGCATGATTCTTAATATCCTTTTCTCTTTCTTCAACCCATTTGATAGCTTGTATTGCAGTAAGCATTGGACTTTCTAGATGTCTACAAACTTCATACAAAGTAGAGGTATATACATGAGTGTAATTTTCTTGTTTACCATCTTTGGTATAAGATCTGTTTTGCTCTCTATCATCATAAAACTGACGAAAGTCTCTATCCATATCTGAAACTAAATGGTCTTCAGGAGTTAAAATTTTATTTAACTCAGCTTTTTCATACTCAGTGCCTAATTTTTCTATCAAATCATCTAAACCACGAAATGATGGAGATGCACCAGGTTTTCTGTTTCTCAGAACACTCAAGACTCCCTCTAGAGCTCTTATTCTTTTGTTCATCTCATCTTTTGTCTCATGAAAGAAATAACTATTGTTTTTAACAGCAGATGCTTTAAAAGTAGCTATATCTTCCCATTTTCTCTTCTCCATAACCTTCATAAGTGTGGATCTAAACCAACCATCAAAAGAGCCATTCTTCTTGCTAATGTAGTCTCTAATGGATTTACCACACATAATAACATAACTTGGAGAAAATCGATGCCCACCTGTTTTTATGGGATCTCTCCATCCTATATCTTTTTCATCATCTTGTTCAAGTTTCAACTCTTCAATACCAATTTTCTCAAAAATCTTATAATTTCCTTGATGCTCATCTCCTTCATCTTTGTTCCGTAAAACTCCAAGATATGAACAATATAACACCTTAGAGTATGAGTCTAACTCATCTAACGTTATCCAGCTAACAATGTTTCAAAAACTATCTGAAGCCTTTTCGCCTAATTCCTTATTATGATCGTCAATTGAACTACTTGTGCTTGACTTAGGTTCATTATATTTCATAAGTAATGCAGCATAAATTATTCGTTTCATTATGAATAATGTAAATCTTGACCTAGGATAAGGAGAGAATTTCTCACATATTTTCATACCATTTTTGTCAAACAAACTTTCAGAAGTACATTCCATGTACATATATCTTGATAACAAAGCCACTTCAGCAGATTTTGCTTTTGTCTCAAAATAAAATAACATTGAACCAACTGTATGTCTCTTAGCAATTTCAATTCTTTGCTCACGATTTTGATCATTCAAAATAGACATTGAAAGTTCCACCCAATGAGTCCATATAGCTGCCATTGATTCTCTAGGAAAAAGAAGATGAGAAATTCTATTCCTATTTAACGAGCAAAAATTAGTCATCACATACTTTTCATTGTATGGAATAGTTTTCTGGAATATCCTGCCCCATTTATCAGATTCTACACAGTCTCTGGGCATCATTATTGAATAAAAAATTTGTCTATCAGGTCTAGTGGGTTTAATAAGTAAAAAACAATCTAAATCACCTATCTTCTTAATTATTAATTCATCAACAGCGCAATATTGAGTTAAAGAAATATTTATTTCTTCAATAATTTTACCGATATTATTACAAAAAACTCCTATTCTTGTTCTTCCAAAATAATCTAACTCTTCTTTTGTCTTGTCATAAAAGTTTCCTGTTTTTCCTGGAAGATCCGGTACCTGCGACGGGCCGGGTTTTCGTCCACTACCTCATC